ACAGGTAACCCATAAGTATCAATGAATCCCTCGTAGTTCCATTCCATAGGTATGAACAAAGAATATAATCCCGAGCTAGTCTGCCCATTGCGGTTTCTTTGCGTAACATCTGAGGCATAATATAATTTTTTGAAATTACCACCACCTTTTTCTAGAGCGTTTGAAGTAGAACCCATCATACATTTACCTACGATTCTACTACCTAACCTTAGACAGGTTTTTGTAACCCTCCAGTTATTTAATATATTGTCAGGTCTTTCCCACTTTCCACTTTCATCGTGTACTAATAATCTTAATTTTTCCCCATCGTACGAGTTGTCCCCTGTGTTTTTCCAGTCAATGGTGGTATCAAGACCTTCAATTTCCTCTTCGACTTGACCTTCGTTGAGTTTTCTTCTTGTAAGCCTGGAAGCTGGAACTCTATAAGCGAGTTCGGTCTTTGGTCTGTCCATACCGTCTTGTATCGGTTTGAAGAAGAACGGGTAATTAACGCTGATAGGTACCACTTTATCTGTGAACATCTTCTTTGCATCGGCACCAGATTTGGACAAAATCCCAAAGCGTGCGTCGGTTGATATTGTTGCCATGTTAACGGTCTCAGCTGAAGCCATGAACGAAAAACCTGACCTTCTGTTCTTGAGATATGACATTCCATAACAACGGATGTCTGCTTTGCAAGCTTCCCAGAATAAGAAGAATATTCTGTTTGATTCCCTATAATCTGCTGCCCCAACATCAATCTTGGCCCACTGCAAGTACATGTAATGAGTACCAGTAATGTAAGTTGGAGTACCATTGTTATAAAACCAAAAACCTTTTTCCCTTTTTTCAAACTCTTTGTCAATATATCCATACCATTCTTCTTTAAAATCAGTGGGATATTTTTGCCAATCAAAAACGCTTTTGATCTTTGTAAGTTCTTTAGGGTATTCTAACCTAGACCACATTTGTTCTTCTTTCTTATTAGAACATTTGTAAACATCTTCTGGAACAGCAGGTAAAGCAATTTTTAAGTTTTGTATCTCTACAATTTCACCTATAGTTCCATCAGAACTTATAACAACCATATCATGGTCATTATCGTATCCTTTGACCCACTTTTTATTTCTATTATTTCTTTTTAGTAAAGCAGGTTTTACGTGGTCTTCTATTGTCTTTATTAATGTTTGCTTGTACATTATTTAGACCTACCTTCTGCAAAGCCTTTAAAAGACTTTTCCTGTTTAACTTCTTTTGGCTTCTCTTCCAATAGTCTTTCCTCTTCTTCTATTCTACTAAGTATTTCAAAAGCATCGAAAATAGCTAGTTTCTTAGTAGCTGCAGCGTTTTTTAATCTATCAGCAGATATATCATCATCTGAATCAACTATCTTTTCTTTAGCTACCTGAATTAATTCCTCAACTGCTTTTTGCCCAGCTAGGATTATATTCCTCTTCGTTTCCTTTGTATTCATACTTTAATAAAATATCATTAGATTCCATACAATAAAGTCGTTGATCATCTACTATAAACTCAAACTCTCTGTTTGGTTTAAAGCCTATAAGATCTTCCTCGCTTATTCCTAGCGCTTCTAACGACTTATTACCTATTTTTAATACTCCAATATGCTTTCTCTCTTTATCCATTGAGAAAGGATTGTTATTTTTAATCGGCATTACAAAACACCTAGTACCAATTGGTTTCCATTCATTGTCTCTTTTATATAAGTAGACTTGATCTGGTTGGCAAAAGTATAAGTTTTCTTTAAAAAGTTTACTACTATCAACGGCTTCACCTTTTTGATTATAGTATCTTCTAAACACATTGTGGTGAATTATTATCGTGTCACCAACATTTATAGATGAATTAAAAGCAATAGGTACAGAAACAACTTCAGCTTTTCTACTGATAAACTTAAAGTCTTCGATGCTTGAATTTAACATCAATTTCTTATCACCAACTTTTATTTCATTATCATATCTTCCTTCTACAGGTTTTACTATAAAATCGAATACACTTCTCATTAATACTGTAAATCATATTCAACAGATATAGCCATGTTAGAATTAAATTTCTTCCATGGCAATACCTCGTTGTTTTTCTTTATATGTATACTATAAGAGTTGTTAGATTCATCGTGCAGTATATGAGATATTTCGTGACCTCCATATACAGACTGTCCAATAGCGTAATGCATTGCGTCATTTTTGTAGTCAGAACCTATACTGATTTTTCTTATAATAGATGACATATACTAAGCTTCTTGTTCTTCTTTCTTAATTTCCTCGAAGCTTCCGTCTTCTAAATTAATACTGATTGCTCCGTACTTCTTTTCTAAAACTTTTTTGTTGTCTTCTACTTCTTTGTTTAGTTCTTGAATATGAGAGATTAACCCGTGTTTCTGAGCCTCTAACACACCTACTTGAGATAATGCTTGAGTCATTTTACCTTGGTTCTCCTGAACTAGTTTTAATTCTTCTGCTGTAATCTTGTTTTCCATTTAATTTAATTTAATTGTTTTCATTTATTTATTATCACTTGATCGTTTGTGTTTTTCCCACGTTCTACCTACGAAGTATGCTCCATACACTGTGATCAACAGTGATTGGAATATGGGTACATATTGCCCCGCGACAACAAAGCCTCCAATGTTACCATCAAAAAAAGATAAAACAGTAAAAATAACAGTCAAGTATATTAAGACAAGTGGACGTATATTCTTAGATAAAAAACTATCACTATTCATATCAGCTTTCCAACGCTCAGTTACTTGAGCTTGAGCATCGCTATCCGCTTTCTCTAATATTTCTTGAATCTGCTTTTTTATTACAAGCTTTTCTTCTTCAGTAGTGGTAAGCTTATCAACGACGTCACCTATGTTTTTAATGACGCCGCCTGTAAGCCATTGGAATATTTTATTCATTATTATTTTTTACGTAATGATCCACTTCCGTCATTTTTAAAAATTCTACTTAAATACTCACCCATAGCACCTCTTGAAGTGTTCTTCATCAAGTCTCGTCTAGACATAGTGTAAGTTTGATCGCTTCTACCAGCATTGAAGGTTGTTGCACCGGTTTTAGGGTCAATTTTAACTCTATAGCTGCTACCTAGCTGAGGTTTGTAAAGTTTGTCTTCTCTAGGTAACTCTAAGTTTCTAAGCCCAACTCTATTCTCTTGGCTTGCTGCTAAAGTAGAATCACCTTTTATAAACGCGGCTTCTTGTAGTCTTGAGTAAGTGTTTGGTTCGGTTGTGAAAGCAGGCCTTGTCCAGGTTGCTCCAGGGTATGAAACCTTATCTCTACCAGAGGTTGCACCGCTTTTTTCATCCTTTTTCTTTTCAACGGAATCTTGTAATAAAGCAGAAGGAACTCCTTTGCCTGTTTTCATCATTGGTCCACGACCAGGGTTTTGCTTGTAAGCCATAATAATTGTTTATTTATTTATTTATTTATTTATTCTATGTAAAAGTGCGATAACTTTTTAACTGTAATTGTTTCGTTTAAGTCACCAGTGTAGTAACATAACATTGTGTTTGAATCCTTTAAAACATACTTAACACTTACTGAGTAATCGTTGTCTGGATTATAAAGCTTGGTAGTAAACGATGTTTTATCACTGCCTGTAATGTTTTCTTCTATTACTTTATTTTCCAAGAAGCTAGTGTTAAAAACTTTAACTGGCTTAGAGTCATTTGTTATGATAGTCATAACGTACGATGATGTTTCGCTAACCCAAGAACCTTCCATTTCGCTTACTTGAGCGTTTGATAATAATGTTGTTGTTAAAGCTAGTACTAATAGTAAATTTTTCATTTTATTTATATTTAAGTTTATAATGTCTAATATAACAAAAAAACCGCTATATATAAAGCTAAAAAACGTTTTTATTAGCTTTACAAGTTTTATAAGCTTCTTTTTCCCAAGGTAGGTTTTTATTACCTTCATCCATTATTGATCTAGGGTATTTTTTACCTTTCCAGTAAACGTACTTATCGTCGTAATCTAAGTCGCCTCTTTTCATTTGATCTAAATGCACTTTTTCATGCCTTATAACATCTTCCTGCTCTAATTGGCTTAAATTTTTATTAAGTGTAATAGAACCGTTATTATTAGCTCTACCTAAAACACCATCCTCTTCATCTATTTGATATATTGGTGTATTATCCATAGACAACTTACCCATTTTCATTTTAAAAGCCATACTATTTTATAGGTGTTTCAATTACGTATTTAGCTCCTGGAAACTTATAGTCATAACCAGGATACATAACTTTAGTATATCCTCTATCATCAGTTCCTAAAACTTTAAACTCAACTCCTTTCATTGTTATATCTCCTCCTTTTATTATATTTTGAGAATTTTTAACATCAGGGCTATTTTTTAAATATCCAGTTTTAGTTGTTTTCATTTAGCATTTCCATCTTTTACGAGCAGCTTTACCTCTTTCACCAGTCCAACCTTTTGATCTAGCACAAAATGATTTTCTTCTTTTAGCTGCTTTACTTCCAGGTTTAACATCTCCAGTTACAGCTGTTTTTAACTTACTGCCAGGATTTTCTTTTCTATACTTTTTTACGCCAGCCTCTGTCATACCAGCGCCTTCTTTTGTAGATAAAAAGTTTCTACCTTTACCTTTAGTGGTTTTTCTTACTCTTAAAAAAGGTGAACTATCTGGTTGTACGTAGGCCATTACTTTTTTGATTTTTTTAACTCTAGCCACTTGTTAACAGTGTATCCTATAGTTACTAATAATAAAACGATTTTTAATCCCATTTCTATATTTGTAAACGTAGTTACACTTAACGTTAGCATATTTGCCACATATAGCTTTATGTCTCCCATACAAAACATTTTATCCCTTAGCTCTTAATGTTATTGGACCTTGCAATTCTGTACAGCCACAATCACCGATACAGCCGCAAGGTTGCATAACTTTTAATTTCATACCGTTTTTTCCAGAGCTAGATCCTTTTCCGTGTGGTCTACCTTCTTGACTTAATGGCCCGTCCCATAAAGTGTTTTCTCCTATTGTTCCGTTTTTTCCTTTCATATCTTTGTTTTTAATAACTGCATTTCTTTTTAAACAATGGTGTAGATTGTTGTAAAGATAATTGTTTTTGCAAACTATCACCGTACATTGCGTTTCCTACCTGGTTCGCTTGTGGAGAAAAAGGACTCACTAAACTAGAAGGCGCTGGAGGAGTAATACTGTATTGTTGTTGTGTTGAAGCTGGTGTTGTCGCCATCGCTTGAGCACCCGCGTCTATCGCTCCTACTCCTGCTGATATCATACCACCTGTTGGTTGACTTACAGGGTTTGCTTGCTGCATTTGGTTTACCATTTGACCTATCATAATTATCTATCTTTATCTTTGTTAACATTATTAATCGAGGTTATCAATACTTTATCTATGTATGATTGACCTTTCATTATTTTATTTCGTCTAGTACTAGTTGGTATATCTTCTTCTCCTAAAAGTATTTTGTACATTCTGAGTATCAGTTGTTTACCTTTAAAAGAAACTTTATATATATTGTATTTCTGTGTAGTTCTATTTCTAGGTCTCCATACTTTTATCCAATCCTCTTGTAGAAGTTTATTCCACCTTCTATTGTTCCAACTATAAGAATAGGAGCCTGTTTCAAAATCTTTTCTTGAAAATAGATCCATACAATCTAAGTATATTAATAACTCAAGATCAGCGTCGTTAAGATTATTATTTTTACAAGCCCACTTTCTTACTATTCTATAATGTTTAAAGATGTTAAGATCTTTGATATCATTAGGCGTTATTCTCATAACACCACAACAACATCCTGAAATCTAATAACATAATAAACATCGTCATCTATTTCTATCCTGTGACCAGCGTGTTTATCGTAAAATATTGAATCACCTTCCTTAACTCCGGTAACTTGATCACCACAGTTTAAAACTGTAGCTTTTTTATATCTAACATCTTGCCTCTGAGACTGTGTTAGAAGTAGACCTCCGTCCGTTTTAGACACAGGCCCTTCTTTTATCTTATCTATAAGAATATTATTTCCTATTGCTTTCATCTCCAACTCTTAAGTTATTAATTACACAATCAGTGGATAATATTGTTGTTGCAACTGAGGCAGCGTTTTTAAGAGCGCTTTTAGTAACTAACAAAGGATCAATAATTCCTTTCTTAATCATATTAACCATCTTGCCTGTAACCACGTTGATTCCTACACCTTCTTTACCTGACACCTGAAACTCAACACCTGAATTACTTAATATCTTCTTAAATGGCGCCTTAATGGCCTCTAGAAGTATCTCTTCACCAATATTCTTAGGCTTAATTTTAATAGATGCATCTAACAACGCGATTCCACCTCCAGATACTATACCTTCTTTAATAGCTGCTTTAGTGGCGCAGATCGCATCTTCAACTCTATCAGATTTTTCTTTCAACTCTACTTCTGAGTTAGCACCTACTTTCACTATAGCTACTTTAGCGGATAACCTTGATAGTCTTCTTTCTAATCTAATAACATCTCCAGGAGCTTTAGCTTCTTTGATTTGGTTTTTAACCTCTTGTATTAGACTCTTAACTTCTTCGGTTTCGTTATCCACTTGTAGTATAGTCTCGTAATCATCAGTAACGCTTTTGATGCATGTACCTAGTAAGCTTGGGTTTATAACATCTAAGTCATCTCCAAGATCTTCGTTTATTACTGTAGCGCCTGTTAAGACGGCTAAATCAGATAATACATCTTTCTTGTTTACCCCGTACGTAGGA